CGTCACCAAACGTTGTGGGTCAGTTGCACGCCAAAAAGCAGCAGCTGTTATCGACTTACCAGCTTCAAAACAATAAAACTTAAATTGTGTGTCAAAACCGTAACGAATATCATATTTACGTGCTAAAATAGCAGTATAAGTATGTGCCATTGACACTGCTGCAGGACCTGGACCAAACAATGTAATTTGTAAGCGTGCATAGGTATCATAATTATCACCTGCATATCGATATTGATGTGCTATACCACATATTCTTTGACTCAGTTGTTGCATGGGAGTAACAGCAGTTGTGGTTGCTTGATGAGGTAGTGTGACTTGCTCTAGCCACGTAGTAAATGCAGTATTGAGTTGTGCACGCATTCCTAGAAAACGATGAGTGAGTGTGGGTAAATATAAACAGCGGTGAGTATCATCAACAGTTTCTTCTTGCAACTGCAGTTGAAATACGTGCGCTAAGTCTAAAATGCGGCATTGCATCAGCATCACATCAGGATTATTGTTTATCATATAACTAAATATCTCTCAGCTGGCGCATGTATTAAAAAAATAACATAATAAAAAAACATCAGTTAAAGTGATAACAATGCTGCAAACTCCATACTTATTGGTAAGGAGAACAGCGGATGCAACACCTAATTGATTCTATCACAGAGGCAGAACATTTACAACAGCTACAACAACTAAGTGATAAGTACGAGCAACTGACACCTACACAACGCACACAGCAACAGGTAATCAAACAAATGGTACGACAAGAAGCGGCCATTACCGAGAGCTGGGTCATCAGATGTCTACGCAAACGAGGCGTGCACGCAAGCAAAAACTCAAACGCCACCGCCACTGATGTCATCGTAACAGGACGCAATGGCAGCCAGCATACAGTAGAAATTAAGTTTAGAGCAGGACCCAGACCCGATGCACCCGGCGCGTCACCTAATTTTTTCTTAGAGAAGTACACATACGTTTCGAGCACAGCATTAAAAAGAAAAAGTCAAACCTGGATAGATAAACCTGACTACTACACCACCGTATTCTCAGACGGCTCATTATGGACGCTGAAGTATGCAGCCATTAGAACAGCAATAGAAGACAATGCAGATAGCACATTGCCCTTTCGTTATTACACCACTCGTTTTGATACGTACGGCGTGTTATTACGCTGGGATATGTTATTACAGCACGGTTTGCTATTACGGTGTGAATACGATGCAGCAACCATATGAAATAGACTCAGAATCACAGCGGTCCTGTCTGTGTCCCTCCACCAACTCGGGCATAGGATTATCCATACAAGACAGTTACACACCAGACGAGGGGAGACTGTAAACGAGACCAGGCACGTTGCTTTAAAGCGACAGACCACAACTGGCGCCAACAAACAACACTAATTCTAATAACAGATAAGATAACACATAACGCTGCACAGACACAGAACACAATAGCAGCTATCACGACACACATTGCAACGGTTGCTTGAATCAACTTGCACCAGTCTGCATGGACGTTAGTCCAGTAAAAAAACGCGACTGTTTCAAAATGGAACATAAATCGTTTATTCTAAATTCTGAATGGGATATGAGACGGTAATATACGCTATCTGCACGCTACAACGGTCATAATGCAGAGACACAGCGGTACTCAGATGCACTCAGATACATAGCTACTATTGCCCGCCCCGAGGAGGGTCTCAGTCCCCCAGATTTACGTTACCCGAGGTGTCTCTGTTTGCCGTCAGTCTCTCGTCACACGCGCGTACGCACTTTAACGCGTATATAACAACAATTGCAAAGTTCAGCATCAGTCACTCAGCATCATTTTTTAACACTTGCGTCAATGCAGCAGCTAATTGCGTATACTCGCGTTGATTTGCGTCATCAATGTATTGCTGTAATTGCAAACGTTCTATTGGGCTTAGCGTAAACTGCGTATTATCTGCTATTAACTTACGTAACTTCTTTCTCCATCGATATAGCCTCATATGTTCAGTATGCGTCTTGGGAGATACCGCTGCTAATGCTTCAATTTTCTGTCTCAGCTGCTGTTCATCTAACATCATGTTCCTCTTTTATATACATATTATATATATTTTATCATGATAGTTTTTAATAAAAAGTTCATATCTGTGATTCAGAATTCAGTTCTGCGTGATGTTAATGCGAGTTCTGGTTAGTTGCCGCCGTCATGCATGCACCACCCTGCAATACACACAGCTAAAGGTGTGGTTACGCATACACTCGCAATTATGCTCAGTTATCTAATTTTTAATAGATTTGCAACATCTAGCTGCGCAGCAAGTGAATCATACGTGAAGCAGATAAACATTTAGTCGCATGAATACGCATGGTGTCGCATGACCACGTGAATAAACCTCTCAGCTATGATACCATATTAGCACATGGAGTGGAAACCATATTAGCACATGGAGGTTATCATGGAAGTCATCGTATTTGTCATCTTGTTCGTGTACTTTGCTGTTGGTTGGCATTCCTAGCAGCTTGCATGCAGTCCTGCAACAGACTCAAAACACGGAGAATCCTGTGTATCTATCCGTTCAGAGCACACGCGGTCCTGTCTATGGGGAGGCAGCAGTTACGCCTTAGGAATCCATCATCCATACAACAAGCCGGGGACGACGGGGAATCAGATAAATTGCGTATTCATGCGTGGACATGAAACATGCAGTGACACATATTATTTGTTGCTCTGCTGCTGAGTCAGAACTGTATTAATGAGTGGCGGCAAGTTAGAAACAGAATTATTGCAGTGGAGGGGCGGTTACTGCTGCAGATGCTGACGGCGTGTATGCGTGTTACGGAAAAATGCGTGATTCTGACAATGATATTATATTTTCGTATGAGGAGATTTCTCGCCCATCCACTTTTTTGTCCCGACCCCCTCTCAGAATTCACGGGACCTGCATTACTGCCCGCATATTTCATCCACTCATTCAAATAATCAACCTAACAGGAGACTTCATGAATTGGCATCACATCCACCGTAACGACACCTATGTTGGTTCACATCCACTATGGTTAGCTGCCGTCATCGTGTTGTTTGCGCCGGCATTATTATCATCCTTCCCATTCATTATTAGCTTTGCATGGCTGAGTTATAATCATTATCTAAATTGGTATCATCCGCCTCAAATGCAGCATTCACAGTCCAATAATAGAATAAGAGCACAGCAACGTGCACACCACATTCAGGAATTACACGCATGCCAAAGAAAGTTCGAGCAACACCTGCCTCTTCAGACGTAGCAGCACAACGTCCTGTGTTACGCAATCCCGTCTCAGTTAAACGTACTGCAGCCGAAAAGAAAGCATTAGCACGCCGAGATAAATATCTGCAACAGGCGCTAGATGCTGCTACGCCTGAACAACGTGAATATTTCAGTCGTTTAGCAGAAGGCTATCAACCCGGCAAATCTGAATTAGAATTATTTGATGTGCTGGTGGGCATGTTGCCGGGCGCAGCTGGTGTTAACAGTAAACGTAAAACTGCTGCGCGCATGCGACGGCTGCCTGATTATGCGTACAGCCAGAACCGTGGTAGCTTTCGTGAACCATTGGGATTACAAAAACAACCTCTGTCACCTGAGTTCGAACGTATTTTGACCGGTGTTGAAGAAGATGTTGCTGATGCAATTCGCTATGGTGTGCGCCGTAGGAGTGATGGCACTCGACAACAACCTTCAGAACGAGTCACGCCCGCACAAGAATGGCACGCAGAACACGGTGACGCGCTGCCAGGCGTGATTGCAATGACACGGCATGCTCGTCAAGGTCTGGGTGGTGCTCGACCACGGCGTCCTTTGCGTAATGCTGCTGTTAATCGTCCTACTCGAGTGATGGTGATACAAACTGATGACCCAACTCAACATGGCGTGGCACGGGTTGATGTAATGCGCCCGAGTACGGTTGAAATCTTAGTACACAAAGGTGGACGTCCACTAGGCAGAAATGAAATTAGAGATGCGTTGTCACATGAATTATCTCATGCAGTGCAATCAACTGATATCGTCGATGATGTGGTCAAGGAAAGGCTAACTCGTAATCGACCTAAACCATTGGCGCCGGTGCAACGAGTTGCAGAAGAGCTATTAAAAGATGTGATGAAAAAAGAGCAAACCACAGCTGCAGATATCAATTATATTCGTTATCTTGATAATGTGATGGGACCACGTTCTGAAGGGGAAGCATATTTTAACCGTCCGGTGCGGCGTGCATTAGAACGTGCAAAGAGAATCATCACCAACGACCCCTCTGCAAGTATCAATAGTGTGCGTGAAGGTTTGCAAATTGCTAGAAAACTAATTGATAAACCGAAAGGTGAACTCAGTATGCTCAAAGGCGATTTAATTGATGAATTAATTAACTCTTATGGCGTGCCACATGGTGCTGAAAGATATCATTTTCCTATCTTTAACGAAGCACTAGACTTATTGATTAATCCGCCACCCGGTGTCAACGCGGAACAGCAAATGGAAGAGTTATTGCAAACGGTAAAAGCAGATGATGACGATGAGGCAGCTTAGAGAGCACAGTATTCAATGCTATCGGCGTGTTCAGGCATGCCAAAATTATCGAGATAAAACTGTTTCACGCGCTCTCTCATCGTTTCTGCTTCTCGTAATTTGCAGCCTTCCACGCGTGCCCAATCTCGTTTGGTGATATGTCCTTGCAGATACATATATGTATGCCCGCCAAATTGAGTGCAAAGCATCGATACTAATTCCGCAAAATCGTATAACTTGTCTGCGCTCAAATCACTAATTTGGCTGCTGATACCCCCAAACATGCGGCACTGACTCGACCCTACCCATTTGACCACTGCATTGCGCGCTTCATCAGCCAAATAATCTTTGATTTGCTCTTTAATGTTGTTCTGTCGCTCTTGTTTTTGCTCTACTTTTCTTAATCTTTTCAGGCATCCTAATGCAATCCAATACATAAAGCCACCGTGCAGCACCGTCAGTCGATTCTGAGCTACTTGTTGACTCAATGCCATGATTACCTCATCAAACAACTCTTCGCGGCCACAGATATGGTCAGCGAACCTTACCATTTTGCCACACCTGGGATGATGACGTAATGCGCTAATCTGTGAATTGATGCAGTCTGGATGCGCGCATAAACCTGTTTGTGAAGGGTGATGGAAATCGCGTACATATAAATGACTTAAACCATGTTTGGGACAGATTTTATGCTTGCTCCAATCAATTTTCTGTTTATGCTGCGGCATTTTCACGATTCCATAAGTGTTCATAAGTCTGTACCATTTCTTGTTTATGGCGCAGTTTGGTGTTTTCATCTAATACATAATGAAATACCTGCAATAATGATGTAACTTCCTGTGCAGCAGCAACTGCCTCAACTGAGGTTTCAGCTTCAATCTCTGCTAGTTCTGCGCGCATTACTTCAATTCTGAGCAACCATTTTGGGAATAATGTTACCAGCATGCGATGCTTCGGGGCTAATGTTTTAGGCTCCACATCCTTAAATAATTGTGATAAATCATGCATCTCAGCTGCCCAGATAGCCAATGCAGCTCGAAATGATTGCATTACTGTCAACTTTTTTGATTGTTTGTTTTTGGTAACTTCCAGTGTATAGCTGAGTTCTCTAATTTTATCAGCTAAAACGGCATCGATGATATGCTTAGGTGGTGTGCTATTAAACTTCAATAATGCTTCACCTTCCGTTCCCGTATATACGGTGCCTCGTTTCAGTTCCGTCATTATTTATCTCCTGTAGTTTTACGAGCTCTAGTTTTCTTGGCTGCTGGTTTGGCTGCAGTCGTGGTGGCTGTTCGTTTGCGAGTGCTCGTTTTTTTCTGAGGAGTGGCAACTTTCTTCACCTTCTTCTCAGTTTTCTTGGCTGCTGCTTGTGCACAGTTATCCGCTGGTTTATCACAGGTATCACAATTTTCATCAGTGGTCTTATCAACTGCCGTATGTTGTGGCTTTACCTGACTTACATGTTCAAATCGATTACAAATAATTGCAAGTAACTGGCGCTCTCTATCAATTAAGAATCTTCTGCTAGCCCACGCATTGCGAATCGCATATACCTGATTCAGGTATTTAATACTCATGTTGGGATATTCCATTGCTTTGCTGAGCAATTTTAAGTCTTCGTAGTTAATATCTTTTTGTTTTCTTCTGGGCATGTGTTTTCCTCTGCTTGTGATAATACGTATCGTAGGTATTCGATAACATGTGGTGGAACTTCTTCTTCAAACAAACAGATTTCCACCCATCTGTTGCGTAAAAATGTAATTTCTTCTTTATTCATCGTATATTTTTTGAATGGTTTGTTTTAGTTGTTGCAACTCTCTTTCACATAATTCTAAAGTAATCATAACTTCAGATATTTTCAATAATATTTGATTTAAATCACTATCCATGATATGTTGTTTAGGCTTCATGTAGATAAGTATCTAGCACTCAGGAAAACCATCACTTTTTAATCACATTTAATTTAAATATTTTTTTTTGAACATTTCTTGATTATGTCTATATTTATAACTGAGAATGATTAGCAGTTACTAATCTATCTCATCATGGAGTTTTTGAAATGTATAGCTTTTATTCTAAAGACTATGAAACAATTTGGTTATCGAGTTGTGGAGTCCGAAGAGGAGCCTACTATACAGAGAGATGCAGTGGTCCGAGTAACTGGGAAGAGTTAGAAGATTTCCCCGGAGATTTTAATGTTAATTAAATTCTGTCGAAACAGTGAACGGGACTGTAGATTGCTGAAGACTTCAGTTGAAAAAGTAAATGTGAGTTTTAAGTTCTAACGGACCAACGGAACTTAAAATAAACTTTAACTTATTTCCATATATCTACGGTAACAACCGTATCTTTTATAATTTAAATTAATTTTAGCTCTAATTAACAGAGAAATTGAAATTACTTTTATAAGTTTCTATTATTAAAATATGACCGGTCACACTTACAAAATTACTCATATCCCTTCAGGTAAATTCTATTTAGGTTCTTCTAATAACTGCAACCGTAGATTATCTGAACATTTAGATAGCCTTAAATTAAAGACTCACAATTATAAATTTCAGAACACTTGGAAATCATCTGCAGATATTACAAGCTATAAATTAGAAATTTTGCAAAAGTGCAATAATAGAACTGCTGCATATATTGAAGAGCAATTATTGCTTAATAAATATATCTCAGATAAAAATTGTTTGAATGTTTCAGCTAATTGCCTTCCAGGAATTAAAACAAAGAAAAGTATTCAATTAACTGAAGCTAATAAAGATGAATACTATCAGAAATTAATTAATTCAAAATGGTGGCTAAAACAAAAAAAGTCTAAGTCTCAGAAAAAACGTCATCATAAAATACTAAAATCTGCACGCAATAAATATTATCGAAATAAAAAAGCAAAACAAATTCAAAGAATGAAGCAGAAATATCCTCAATGGGAATTAGATAAGAAAATTCGTGAGCAACAAGCTAATTGGTCTCAGAAACAACCTAGTAAAATAAACTGAGGTGCTCATTGCTATGAAACAATTAATCGACAGCAACATTAAGAAATTTATTTCTAGAAAACTGTTAGTATGGTTAACTACTACTGGATTATTACTAATAGACAAAGTAGACGGTGAACAGTGGATTGCAATAGCATTAGCATATATAGGCTCGCAGGGTCTAGCAGATATTGCTACTGCTTGGAAATCAAGTCAATTACTGAAGAAATAATTAATCTAAAAATATTGAACATTCACTCAGTTTAGATTATTATTTATTAGCTGCTACAACATGACCCTAGTAGGTAACAGTAATTACAGTTTCGCCATATAACTGTAGAAATGCCATCATAAATTCTCCTTATATGTTTCGCTGTTACCTACTAGGGTCATGTTGTAGCAGTCTCAATAATTAATCTCCACAGTAAAGAATTAGAACACGCTCTCAGTAGCAGAGTGGTTGGAGTTATGTATGAATATGAAAAAGATGAAACAGTTAATTGCTGAATTAGATGAAGTCGATATTAATAAGAATGATTTGCAAAGTCTAGCTCTCAGCATTATGTATGAAATTGAAGGTAATAGTGCTCAGCATGCACGTGCTAAAATCGAAGCACTTAAACTACTTTCAGAATTAATGGCAGATGAACAAGGAAAAACCGATATGTCTGAAGATGATGTGTTACGAGTCCTACAAGGTGGCAAAGCCAAATCAGCATAATTATTTTAGTAGTTCCAGTATAGAAATAGCAGGTGATGTTAACAAAGTTTGTTAACTACCTCTGTTGAGATATGTAAATGTATCTGTAATTTCAATAAGAGAGATAAAAAATGGCAAATTTCGTAAAATTAGACGAACAACCGGTATGGACCGATGTAGTTAATGTTAAATTAAAGGCACCTTCAGGTTCTACTGGCGCAGGTGATGTATCCTATAAAGTACTACCTGGTGGCTACTGGGAAGTATGCAACGTGTGGGGTATTAAAAGCAATGATGGTGCTGCTAATGACCGCATCGAAATTGGTAGAGTTACTGATGGCGATTCTAGTAGTTTTGAATCGATAGCACTCATTTTGACCGGTGCAGTCGACCATGGCACACTATTACCCGCAGCTTCTGGTTCCTTTGGACAGGATGGTAACGGTAGTTTGATTCAGGTACCCACAGCAGTACTCAGTGGTACAGAAGGTGCACTAGGATTAATTCCTGGCAAAGCACTCGCAGTTCGCTCTATCTCTGATGGCTCTGGCGGTGATGCATCCGCGACAGTCCATATTCAGTTACGTCAGTCTGACGCGTTTACTGAGTAATTAAATCTGTGGCTCGCTGTGGCCCGGTAATTTCTAAGATAGTATATCCTACCTTTCTTGAGTTACCGGGCCACAGCGGGAACGCAGCTAACTCTGACAAGGAGTTATGGCTATTGGAAGAGGTAAATAGATGGCAGCAAATAAAAGTGTTAATTCACAGTTAAAGAAAGGTAATTATCATCTAATTGCCGGCAAAGAGTTAGGTGCGAATGGAGCAGATACATTAGTAGATATCGTTAATCAACAACTATCTTCAGCATCAATTGCACCGGTAGCAATTAGCTCAGTAGAAATTTTAGCATCTTCTAGCTCGATTGGTATGTATGATTCTCGTTTAGGCAGTGGTACATTATCACCCGTGCCACACTTACCAGACAGTGGTCATGGTGCTGGTGCTGGTCCACATGAAGCGGCTGATGCAGCATATTTTAAAATCGATTGTGATGGTGAGATTCCAAATACATTTAGTATTAAAAATACAGCTGATGATTCAGCAGTGTTATTTATTCATGTACTAAGAGGATAAGAAATTGCCGGCTAATTTATCAAGAGATAGGTATTTAAAACCACATCGAGTAGATGAAGCTAATAGCACACTAGTACCTCTCAATGCTAGTGAATCTTTTACGGGTGAATGGACAGAAATACTAGGCTATTCTACGATTACTATTAATGCGATTGCAGATGCGCCAGCTACATTATTTTATCAATTTTCTGCTGACGGAGTTAATGTATTACGTAGTGTGCAATTATCCCGCACGAATTCACCTTCATTAGGTATTCATAATTTAGCTCCAGTCGCACGTTTTGGTAGAGTTATGATTAATAACGGCACCAGTGACATGTCAGAATTAACATGTCAAGTGATTTTATCTCCTAATAATACCGATATTGTTTCACGTGCTGGTCAAACAATTGATGATTTTACCGATGTTAATACCGTACGTTTATCAGGCGACCCATTATTAGATGAAGCGGATACACGACAATCTTCTCGCAGCGTTATTTCAAAATTTGGTCTGAATACTAATGTTGCCGCCGCTACAGAAGAATTAATTAGTGGCATTGGCACATTACCTTATGCTGGTTTTTTAACTGCGTCGTTACCAATGAGAGTAAAAGCAGGTGGTGATGCACAGGATAGTAGTGCCGGCACAGGAGCTCGTTCGATTATTATTGAAGGGCTTGATGATAATTGGGAATTTGTAACCGGTTCACTAATTACTTCAGGTGCTAGTGCTTCTGCTGCTACTAGCACTAGCTTTCGTAGAGTGTTTAGAGCATATGTTAGTGGTTCTGGTGGTTATGGCAATAGTAATGCTGCTGCAATTACGATTCAAACTTCAGATGGTACTGCTGATGTATTACAAATTCCAACTGTTGATTCTCATGGTGGTGGCCAAACAGTACACGGCGCATATACGGTACCAGAAGGAAAGATTGCTTTTTGCCGTCGTGCATCAGTTTCAGTTGAAGGTAATAAAGCTGCTGATGTTTATTTTTGGCAGCGACAAAAAGCTGATGTAGTAACTACTCCTTTTACTTCTCCCAGAATTTGGAGCACATTTACTGGCATTCAAGGTAATGTTGAAAGAGAATTTAAGTCTTATGTAGGTCCATTCCCATCAAAGACAGATATTTATGTGACGGCAATCGGCCCTTCAGGTGGTGCAGGTGTTGCATCACAGTTTGATTTGGTGATAATCGATGAAACTTAAATTAGTTGTAATATTGTTGTTACCACTCATAGGATGTACTGGGCCTAAGTGCGAAATCGATTGTGAAGGAACAACATGTTTCTGTAAATCAGAAGCAGTTGAATTACCATGTCAAGAAACGAAAACGGAAAGGTGCTGTTAAAATGTATTACGGAAAGAAAGATAAAACAGGCATGAAATCAAATGCAGCTGATGCGAATATGAAGAAAGCAGCAATGCAACTCATGGAAAAATTAGAAAATATCGATATGGATGCGGTGAAAGGTATCTCGATTAGCTTAATGATGAAAGGTGCTGATGTAGCTCCATCAAAAGAATATGAAGAATATGATGAACAGATGGAAACAGCAGAAGTCAAAGATGCTGATGACAAAGAAGTTAAAGAAGAAGATAGAGAATTAAAGAAAGATAAGCTAGAAAAACTCAAACGATATATGGCAAATGGTATGTCAATGGAAGAAGCATATCAAAAATGTATGGAAAAAAAAGAAGTAGCTGAAGCAATCAACGAGTAATTAGATAATCAATTATCTTCTAATGGTTATAATAGCTTTATAATTAATAGGAACATTATTAAATGAGCGATAATAATTTAAACCATAAGATTAAAAAGTCCATGAGAGGCGCATCTCAACAAGAAATTGCAACTAAACTTGGATTATCGAAAATGAGAATTTGTCAACTTGAGAAAGTAATTTTGCGAAAAATGAAAAAATCTAAAATATTGCAAGAATATATTGAGCTTTAAAATAAGCACATTTACCTTAGTTTCAGTTTAGCCTAGTAATAGACTGAGGCTCCATCTATGACAGTTGTTCCAGACAGAAAAATATTATTTGCAGAAGAAATACAGCGCTGCCAACAAGACTTTGTTTATTTTGCAGAAAATTATCTCAAAATTATTGACCGTGATGGTAAAGTATTACCGCTGAAACTAAAAGCAGCACAGAAAGTTATTTGGGACAATATTCAAGAAAATCCATGGCAATGTGTATTGAAAGCTCGACAGATGGGCAGTTCTACGATTATTGCTGCAATTTTATTCTGGAAAAGTTTATTCAACGCTAATGAACGTTCATTGGTAGTAGCACATACACATGAAGCGGTAAAAAACATTTATCGTATCTATAAGACTTTTTATGAGAAGCTACCACAATTTTTACGGTTTTCTACCAAATCATCTTCAGCTAATGAAATAGTTTTCTTTCATGGTGGTACGATTCGTATTGCCTCGGCTACTTCTCAAAACTATCGTGGTGCAACTTACAATAATATTCATGCATCTGAAATGGCGTTTTGGAGAGATACCACACGAGCGATTGCAGGTTTGTTTCAGACGGCAACTGGTAACTCTCATATTATTATTGAAACAACTGCCAATGGTCTCAATGGCTTCCATCAAATTTGGCAAGATGAAGAGTCAGGTTTTGGTAAAACATTTATTGATTGGACATTGGAACCAGACTATAAAATTGCAGATAGGCCCAACAATATTCCAGCTCAGTTATTAGACTATGCTGCAGAATGGGAACTTTCAGATGAGCAACTCAATTGGGCAGCAGAAACATTAAAAGTTCGGTGCGCTAATTCGTGGCCTACATTCTTACAAGAATATGCAATTGACCCACTCACATGTTTTATCTCTTCAGGTGATAGATTTTTTGATAAAGTTTATGAGCATGCAACTTTTAGCGAAGGTTATAAACAATATGAACAACCAAAAAAATATTGCTCTTATGTGCTAGGAGCTGATACTGCTAGTGGTTCTGCAAAAGGCGATTACAGTGCATTTGCAGTGATAGAAATTACCGGTGGTATTCGTAAGATAGTTGCAACTTATGTAGAAAGAATTACACCACTACAATTTGCCAAGAGAGTTTTAGAAGAATGTAATAAATGGAATTGTGTTGCAGTAATTGAATCAAATTCATATGGTTTAGCGGTAATTGAATATCTACGCAATAAAGAATATAGCTACATCTACACACAAGAAAAATATGATAATGTTAGCAAAAATTGGACGAGTAAATTAGGCTTTGCTACCAGCGCAACTTCACGCCCCATTTTATTATCTAGTATTCAATCAGCAATTAATTCAGGTAAATTAGAGCCATCAGATGAACGGCTTAGATTTCAAATGAACACATTTGTTTATAACGATAAAGGCAGACCTGACCATTCTCCTGGTACACACGATGATTTAATTTTTGCAGTTGCATTAGCACTGCAAGGTGTTGACCAAGCGGTGATAGAAACTACAATGAAGAAAATTGAGCCACCAACTAATTTATCAGAAGCAATGGTTTTAGAAAGAAAAACAGGAAAAAATATTCAGCAACTACAAGCAGAAGGATATTTTGGCTATATTACTGAAGAAGAATCTTATGTGAAGGTACCTTTTGAGTAAGACCTTTCCAGTATAAGAATAGAGGCGTCGCCAGCCTAGCACTTGCAAATGGGCGCAGTTCGTCCTAGAGACGTAAAAGAGGTAACATGAGTAAGTTTCTCAATCCAGACGCCATGGCTCAATTGTCAGAGCGTCTTTCGTCGGAAGACATTAGCAATGAAGTTGCACCGTCTGAAGACACGCAATCGGAACCAAAGGTTGAAGCTCGCGCGGCAGAAAACCAAGAGGTGGCAGAAACGGACGTAAAAGCAGAAGAGCAGGCTTCGTCCACCCCTGATAATGCTAACTCCGATGATGGGCATGCAGTTCCCTACAAAAGGTTTAAGTCAGTTATTGAGACTAAAAATAGTTTGAAGTCAAAAAATAGCGAGCTACAACGCCAATTAGAAGAACTAAAAGCCCAGCTTGATACCAAAGGCCCTAGAACCAAAGTAGAAGCAGAGGAAGAGGTTGACCCTTTAGATTCCTTGTTTGATGTCAACATCGATGATGTTGACTCACCCGGCGATTCACGTTACGAATCCTTGGAACAGAGACTCCGAACCTTTGAAGAACGACAAGCACAAGCTGATTTAGAAGCAGAACTACGCAGTGTCAAAACTAACTACCCTAGTGTTCCAGAATCTGTTTTATTGCAAGCAGTGGTGCAGAATCCTAATGCGAATCTAAACCAAGTAGCTGCTACTTATGACCAATGGGTTGCCGAAATCCAAGAATCAGCAATTGCAGATTATCATGAACGCCAACGAGCATCCGCTCCACGTAGACCTTCTGCAACCGGTGCCTCAGGACCTTCAAAACAAGCAAAACCGCGCAACATGAAAGATGCTCGTGCAGGTGCACTAGCGTTTTGGAAAGAGCAAATGGGTCATCAATAAGACCTCGGAAAAATTTTAGGAGAACAAAAAAATGTCCGCAAGTATTTCATCCCTCACAGCCATCCTTAAAGAGTTTTATCTTGGACCTTTGGCTGAACAGCTAAACCAGGAAATTCTGGTTTATGAATTATTCGAAAAAGCATCGGTCGATTGGAGCGGCCGCAGAGTAGTTATCCCAGTACACGTTGCCCGTAACAGTGGTGTCGCGTTCGTAGCAGATGACGGTACACTCCCAACTGCAGGTCAGCAAGACTTTGAGCGTCTAGAAGTTGATGCCAAATTCCTGTATGGTAGATTTGCAATCACTGGTCCGGCGATTGCTTCCGCAAAATCTGGTCCTAATGCATTCATTTCGTACATCGATGCGGAAATGAACAAGCTCGTAGAAGACGTCAAGACCGCTGCGAACCAGAGAGCAATCTTCGGTGGTAGAGTGCTAGGCTACATCTTTGAGCAGGCTAACCAGGCTGCATTCGATTATAGTGGTCGCTCTTCAGGTCTACAGGTTGGTAACGCTACTGACTTAGTTGATATCGTTCGTCTAGACACTTATGCTTCGGTTGCAACCAACCAGCAAGTCAATGGTGTTACAGAAGATACAATTACTTTCAACGCTGCAATTAACCTAACCGGTTTAGCTTCGATTGATGGTGATGTTGCATTTGCTGTAGTTGCAACTTCGAACTCGACTATCGTTGCTGGTGTTGCTGGTGCATGGGACCAAGAGCCTGCTGGTATTACCACAAACTTGGCTGCTCCTTCGCACTTCGGTGTTGACCGTACCACAGCAACTGGTGCATCTGCATTGCAGTCCAATCACCTCAAGGTTTCGGAAACAGCTGCAACTGGCTACGCCGCGCTCTCGCTCGACCGTATCCAGGCTGCAATGGACCGTATCCTAGAAGATTCGGATAAAGCACCTGAACTCATTCTCATGAGCCCGCTGATGAGACAAGAGTACACATCACTATTAGTCGGTACTTCTGCTGGTAATCTTTACACGCAGACAGAAAAGGCTTCTGGTGGCGATGGTGGTTTCACCGGTCTAGCGTATGGTGGTGTACCGATGCGTACGTCCAAGGATTGCTTCAAAGGTTCATTCTTCTTCCTCTGCCCGTCAGAATGGAAACTATGTGAACTAGAAGCTCCTGGTTTTGCTGACTTAGACGGTGCCATTATGAGTCGTGTAGCTAACCAAGACAAGTTCGAAGGTTACTACCGCTTGTACTACAACACAGTTTGCACTCGCCCGAATGCAAATGCCGTGTTGACTGGTATTCAGTTCTAAGATAAGCTGTTAGGCTTTTCAATAGGGTGGGGGCTGGCTTTTGTCAGCCCCCACTTCTTTTTTATGCAAGTTCCAAGTATATTTATGAGGTACTCATGTCAAACGTAGATAAATTATTAGCCGCGCGCCAACAAGCTGCAGCTTCAAAATTATCAAAAAACCAAAAAAGTATGGATAGTAATCCGGATGAATTCGACTTATCAAATCCTGATAAAATTGCACAAGACAAAAAAAAGAAAGGCAGTCAAGTTGAAGGTGTTACTAAAGGATTAGGCGCAATTATTGGAGCAATTGTAGGTGCTTATGCTGGTGGTGATGTTGCTACTGGTGCTCAAATTGGAGCTAAAGCTGGTGAAAGTGCTGGTGGAGTACTAACAGCAGAAAGTGGCGAAGAACGTATGAAAAGTTTATTTGGTGGTGGTATGAATCTATCAGACATGATTGGTAACATGCCTTCTTATGACCAGAAAAATTTGAGTAATGCACAAAAAAATAAGAAAAATTTAGGTTAAAATATGCCGTTAGAACTAAAAGATGTCAAAGCAAAAATTGCTGATGCACGTACTGCTAAATCTGTAGAAGAAAAAGCATGGGATTTAAATCAACGCTTTATTCAGGGTCAACAGCAAATCACATATGACCGCAATCTACAGACTTATGTTAATTCTAGAGAAACTACTAATATCCCTACTATTAACCAATTGTTACCTATTTATCGAACGGTTGTTAGCAAAATGTCCGCGCAATATCCCGGTATCACAGTTATGCCGGCATCACCTTCGAAAGAAGATATTACCAAAGCACAAGCTTCAGAAGCTGCATTACGCTACTATTGGAAAACTGAAAAAATAAAAGATGTAATTTCTAAATGCATTGAATATATCTTATTATTTGGTAATGCTGGTATGTTATCATACTACGACCCAGATAAAGATAAGATTTGTACAGAAGCAATTTCTCCGTTTGATATTTTCTATGAAGCAGGTTTAGCAAATCTAAAAGATGCTCGTTGGGTTGCAATCAGAAAATTCTATGATAAATATGATTTGATTGAAGCTTATCCTGAACATGAAGAAGAGATAGAAAAATATACATCTGATGGTGATAGTGCATATACGCAGCAAGGCAACCGTCAATACTCAATGAATTATGTGCCGCCTGGTAAAGTTGACGTGTATGAAGTATATCTTAATAATGGCAAATATGGTTTCTTATTAGGGGATAAATACATTTTTGAAGGTGAAATGCCTAGTAAAATTCTACCATTTCAGCATATGAAATATACTGATATTCCTAATCGACTGTGGGGATTATCGATGATGACTCCACTTATTGAGCTACAAAGTTATTACAACCGTGCTCGTGGTCAGATTATGCAGAATGTTGAACTAATGGCTAATCCGAAATGGTTGATTCCTAAAAGCGCCGGCGTTGCACCTAATGCAATTACTAAAAGAGCGGGTGAAAAGATTTTCTATAGTCCTTCAGGCGGCACTCCTCAACAAATTCCAGCAGCTTCAATCCCTGGTTATGTCATTGACAATATTCGTCAACTACAAGCTGAAATTATGGATGTTGCTGGTATTCACTCTACTACTTTAGGTAAACGTGCAGTTGGTATCGTTTCAGGTAAAGCAATTCAAGAGCTATCGCAACAGGATACTTCAGCGTTACAAATTACACAAGACTCACTAGAAAGAGCATGCCAAGATTTAGCAGTGACTGTATTGGTGTTGATGAAAGAATATTACACAGAATCAAAACTATACCGTATGTTAGATAATAAAGGCAAAGTTATTTTCTATGAAGTCAATTCTACCAATATTGTCGAAGACCCTGAAATTCATATTGAAGCTGGTTCACTATTCCATGATATGGCTGAGGATAGAGAAGCTCGAGCCATTGCACTCTTTCAGGCTGGACTTATTGATAAAGAAACTGCATTGGAAGAAATTGCTTCTAGAACTGGTAATGCATTCATTGCCAAGAAGATGGAAGGTGTTTCTCATGCTCGTCAAATGCTGGATGCAGTTCGGCGTGGAGCGCTTATTGAAATCTTTGCAACTGATGATACGGAAGCGTTTAGTGAAGTATTTGGAGAGTTTACGAAATCACGTGAATTCTATGAGTTGCCAACTGAAAGACAGGATTATATTAGAGATATTCTAATTTCTGTATCTGCTCCTAATGATGAGAGTGGTGATGAAGTTGCAAAGAATTTGAAAGACCGTATGAAAGTCTTCCCTAGGTCTGATATTGCTAATGCAGCAGAAGCTAAGAAATTAGTACTCTTGCAGAATTCACCTTTAGCGGCAGCACAACAAACAGGTGCCGCGGTTGACCAAGCAATGGAGCAAGGAGCTGCACAGTCATTTAGTGAATCAAGACAGGTTGATGCTGCGCCTGCAGAAGCACTTAGTTTTAATGGCGGGAGTATAAGATAATGGCACTCAAATATGCAGAAAATGTAGCAGATTATTTCAGAAAAATCATTGATGATTCTGATACTACCTTTGTATCGAATACTGACGTTGCACAATGGCTTGAAATTGGCTACGAAGAGTTTGTGCAAGCAGTTTCAGATATTGACCCTAATTTCTTTTTAGTTACACAAGAATACACATTATCTAACGTTGATGAATTAGATTTAGCTGCAGTTGCATCACCTATTATGGGCGCTTCAGTTGCTTCTCCACAAAGACAGTTAGCGCAAATTATTCGAATTGTACAGTTGGATGGCAGCAGCAATGTTAAAAACGTATATACACCAGTCTATTCTTATGAACAACTCATCACTCCAGGAGTTCTTTATCCAGCAAGATTTATGCTTCAGAACACTTTGCTTAAATTTAGCGGAACCATCAATGCAACTATTCGAATCGAATATATTCCAATTCAAAATATTGATTGGTCTCAAATCAGTACAGGCGACAATGAATATATCGATGAGTTACTTCAATTTCATGATTTGATTGCACTGTTTGCAGCTAAATCATATTTCATGGTTGATGCAGCAGAAAATGATGCAACGTTGAGGCAGATTAAGACCCGACTCCAGCACTTAAATGATTTCGTTGAACGAGGCAGATTGCGCAATGCAAATCGATATGTGCTTAGTGAAGACGTTTATTATATCAACCCATAAGGAATAATGCATGGCAGTTTTTGATAGAAGCACTAAATTAATTGACCTCATTAAACCTGGTGTTACTCCTAATAGCGAGGACAGAGGGGTTAGTTGGATTCAAAATTTAGAAAAATTTGAAAGTTCTTGGAAAGTTAGACCAGGATTTGGTACTCGTGCAGTATTAGATTCTTGCTTAACTACAGGTAAAGAAGCTTTTGGTAATTATCCAGTTGGTATTGATAGACATTTAGGTTCATTTTTAATTCGTGATACTTCATTTGGACATGCACAGATTATTTCTGTTTTTAGAATGAATGCGTATACTTCTGATTTTCGCAGGTCAGAAGAATCATTTGATAACTGGAAAATATTAGCACAATATCGTTCACTCTATACGGTATTTATTTATGACCTTGAAACTGATGACCGGTGGGAAGTACCTTTACATTTACATACTTCTGAGATGGGTGCAGAAATTCCGGATAGACACGGTGTATATGAATCAGTAAGAAGCGATAATTTTGAATCTGATTATCAGGTGTGGATTGATGCCGGCCAAAATGAGTTAGGACCCAATAGAGAATTTAATGCTGATGACGAAGAGTTTTTCTGGTTTGCAGAACAAAAAGATTCAGCTGGTAGAACTATTCTCCACTTTGGTTCTAAAAGAGCTGGCGCATGGATTTATACACCTATTGACCCACGTTATGCAGAAAAAACTTGGCGGCAGCGACGTATGTCGGTACAAGGCGTCTACACATCTGATTATCGAGACCCGTATGCAGAAAGTTCATGTGTTCGTCCATTACCGGTGCGTGATGGTATCTTTGCAGTTGATGGTTTAACATATTTAACGCAGGATGAGTTTAGTAAGCCACAAGCTGTATGTGTATTAGATAATCGTTTAGTTTATGCAGTTGATAATGTACTTTACTTCTCAGACCCTGAGGATGCTAATGCTATTTTAGATGGTAACGTACAGCCATTTCAGGCGAAAATTGTTGCAGTAGCTCCTACTCTAGGTAACTTAATTGTATGGACAGAAGACGATAGAACTTTCTACTATAACCCTGCAAAAGGAGATTTAATCTCTGGTGGCCGAACTACTGAAATATCTGATTCGGTAGGAATTTTAGGGCCGAATGCATGGGTCAATGTAGAAGGCGCTATTATTTGGGTTGCAAAGAATGGTATCTATCGTAACTATGGTAATACTTCAGTCAATAGAATTTCAAAACCAATTCAAGATTTCTTTGAAGATGGTATCTCTAATCCATTATTAAATTATTACACAGCTAATGGAGCTTCTGCAGGTGATGAGCCACAGCCTACATCATTTTATCAATGGAATGCTATTTCTCAAACAGGCGTAAATCTCAGTTATGAGCCTAGTGCAGGTCAGGTATTCATTAATTTACCAGAACTTAGATTGAGTTTTATTTTAGAAGATGGTGGTTATCATTTTTGGAATTACGAATCAGTAGTTTCTATGTCTGGCTCAAGTCCTATTGTACAAGCACAGAGAAATCTACCTCGTCCATGGATACTTGCGCATGGTAATAGTGTATTTGCCGTAACCGATGTGCGTGAACAATCACAAACAGATACAACTAATTATGATGAAAGTGCTACAGGATTTGATGTCAAAAATCGTTCTTTTGCTATTTGTGAATTAGGCCGTGGTGGTGCATTAGATGCATCGATTGTAGACCAAGAAGACCGTAGAATTTTTACCGGTGAATGGTTTGATAATGGACAAAATGAAGCAGTTACTAGTGCAGTCAGAGACCGAGGTTTCTTCTTCATAAATAAACCAATTAAGATATCAAAAAATTATGAATTCAATTGGGCAAATACTTTCGTTTCTGCATCAGATGCAAGTCCCATGTATATTCCCATTGAATTAGTACCTTCTAAATCTGATGTTGATATTGAACCACATGGCACTGATAATATCAATAACATTAGCATGGAATTTAAGTTTGATAATACTCATTGGAAACCATATCTTAACGAAAGTGCTACCAACAATTATGAAGTAGTATTTGATTTACCACCTGAAAGACTAGGAGCACGTGGTGCATATTTCATCGGTTCAGCTGACGACACTTTAGAGCAAGGTATTTGGGTTGAAGATTCCTCGTCAGGTAATGGTGACCCCGATGGAGATACAATTCGAATTGAACTAGTGGGTGCAAGTGGTTCTCATACAACTTCACCAAACTTTGGTTTTATCTCTCGCTATCGAAATCCAATTTGTCGATTAGCATTTCGTCGAGTAACGGGTAGTAACGATGATACTTTTGCGTTGGGAATAGAAACAATTACTGCTAATACATTAGATAGTAGAGCAATCCAAAGTTCGTTAGCAGTTAGAGTGTGGGAAGACCAGACTCGTGCTATGTTAACTTCACAACCGATAGATTCAGTGCAGGCAGTTGATTGGGTATATACTGGAGAAGAAATCAACAGTGGAGAATCTGGCTTTATGATGAAAGCTCGCGGTGTTTCTATGGACGTAGAATCTTCAGGTAATGCTGGACTACAGTCAGGTGACCCAGGACAAGCAGGTTGGCCATTGAGAATCTTCAATTCAGTAATTTCTACTAACTATAAGCAGTATGCTGCACAATTATTAGATTTTGCAACTAGTCCAAACGCACTGATTAAAGTTACCAAGAACGCGATTAGAAAAAGAATGGGTGATAATGCTAACGCAACTAATACTGCAACATTTAATGAATTAGCTGAATGGGGTAGCCATAGTGATAGTGCTACCGGTAACTTCTTAATTGGTGATGCTGAAGTCGATAATATTAAAACATCGGTCGGCGTCAAAGGTGACAAAGTGGTTGCACAAATGTTCGGACATATGCTATCACCTGCTGAAAAATTTAGAATTGCTGCAGCAAGAGTATATGCTCGCATTATGAAAGGCTTCAGAAGGAAAGGTAGATAATTATGCCTAGTATCGTTAGAGAATTACCAATTACTAAGGCGGATGCTGCAGATAATCCAAAAGAACAGTATCAGCAAGAAACTCGAGAAGAGATTGCTAATATTGTTGATGCATTTGGTTTAGTTACTGATAAAGAAGCATTACGAGCTACTGCAACTAGACAATTTGTAGCTAATGGTAAGTTTCCCATGGGAGCATTTTCAGCTGCAACATCTAGATTATCATCTGCTGGTGGTACTAAAATAACTAAAGCAACGGCAGTAAGTGCAACTGCAACAATTATTAGTGACATGGATTTTTCTGAAGGTATTACGATGACTGCAGCTGCAACTGCAATATTCAATGGTTGTCGTTTCAGTAAAGAAATAACTATGGCGAGTGGTGCAAAAGCTGCATTTGTTGGCTGCGTTTTTGATGGAACTGCATATATAAATAATGCCGGTGCAGCTGCTAGTGCAGGTATCGTTGGTTGTTTAAAAACTTCATCAACTGCACATGTCAATGTCACGACTATCTTTGAGATTTAGGAAATAATATGTCGAATAGAAAAATCACTAAAGAACAATTTGAAGAAGGTGTGGTTATTGATTCCAATGCAATTGACAATTATCTTGAAGATGCTACTAATCGTTTTAATTTCCTACCAGCAACTGATGATAAATCATCATGGTTTCAGCAACAATTAGTTTTTGGCTATACTGAAAGAGATACCAATTTTGTTCCCAGTGGTACATCAACTGGATTATTAGAAGCTCCTTGGTTACCAGCACGTGATGCTAATGTAGAATTTCCCAGTGGTTCTTTACGAATGAAAGGAATTAACTCGAAAGCTACAGGTGTAAACTTACAGGTAGCAGCTGGTGGCAAGTATTGCAGCAATGGTTATCAATGGCAAGTTAGTTTTTGGACTGATGAGCCTATCGTAGTAACTGATTATGATATGTGGTTTCAGTGTGATGAATTATCTGGTAATCCACAAGCTCCCTTTTCAGATGATTGGCGTTGGGCAGCAGTTGGCCCAGTAGATACGATTCAAAGTGGTTCTTATGTGCAAGATTTCGTAGTACAAATGGAAATTGACCATCCACTCAATGCATCTCAGCCACAAACTACTGCAGTAGAATTACAAAAAAGTCAAATCTATGCTGATGCACAGTTTGCTGCAGCCACTACAGATTGGGATTCAGATATGTTGCCTAACATGTTAGTACCAGGTGCTGGTAGTGGACAAAAAGCATGGGGAGTTGCAGTATCTTGTAGAAATGTCAATGTACCAGTTGCGGCTAAAAGTAGAGTACGTCTTAATATATTTATTCCTAACTGGGATACATCCTCTACAGTTTCCACAGGAGACGTACGGTGGAAAAATGCAACTAGTACACCTTGGAGACTACAACAATATAATGGCACTCTAACATTTTTGGAGCGAAAAAAATAAGATGGCAAAGATTACTCGTAAAGAACTCAGTCGTGGTACTAAACTTGCAGTTGAGCATGTTAATGCACCTCTAACTGCAATTTCTTCATCTCTGGCACAGAAAACAATTGCACCAGAAAATTTAAAGCTTAATAAACCAGCATTTAGTATTACTCTTAATTGTCCACGGCTACCAGCATATGCGTTTTCTTATCAAGATGATGAACCTTCTAAAATAGTATTTCCTATTGTGTTACCACCATTACAAGACCAGTGGACTGATAATATCGTAGGTGATGAAACGCCACTTCCTGTATTAAAATCAATGTCAGTGTCAGTAGACTTAGGCATGGGACCAAACGCTGTCAAAGATACATGGGACCCTGCAGCAATTGATGCTGAATTAGCAGCTGGTGATGCTGATATTTATGACATTGAATTAGAAATTCGTAGTAAACCACAAGCATATGATTACGGTTTCAATGAAGATGTTATCTATAACGTTGCAAAAGAAACTATCTTTAAGCAAGAAATTTCTGGTCTACTTTTTGATGGAGAAGCACAACAATTTAATCCTATCTTTATCAATGGAATTGATGAAACAATTGACCCACGTCGTACTTATTTATTGACTGCAAATTTTCCTAATGTGTGGACAGGTAAATCTGACCCAACACAGCTACAGTTTTGTGTGTCTTCACTTACTATTAAACTAAATTTTGAAGGGCCTTCGGTAGTCTCTGATTTATATGATGGCACTACCTATCCAGTGCAAAACATTCCTTCAAGTTTCGCTACTTCCTCTCAGTATAGTGCAGTTGCATTTACTCCTGATGAGGCGGAAGCAGACCAAAAAATTACCGCACGTTCAGGTTTACCTAGAAATGGTAGAATCCAGAAAAATTCGGAGGCGTTAGATACAATACTATTAGATGGACTCGCGGCAGGTCGTGATATTCATTCTCAACAGCCGGTGTCTTCTTCAATTGCTGAGCAAGCAGGTTATACTGTCATGGCAGTACCAATGTTCGGTGGTTGGAATGATATTCGTGCAGAAGACATTAATAATATTGGATTACCTTATGGAGAAACTTATAACAGTGGTTCGGGAACACCTTGGAACGGTTACATTCAAGACCGTAGAATTATTCCAATCTCTCAGCCTTTCACAATTCACCACGTGTTTGCTGTTAACAATTATTATTCTCATTTTGTTAGCTCACCTAATTCTTCTAATTACCCATTTCTGAGTGGGTCTGGTAGAAACGGTGGTACATGGGGCTCTGGTTTGGTGCCCCCATCAACATCTTTATCATCTTCAATTGGTGTGGGTATTAGCACGGGCTTACGAGCTGATGATAAACAATATGAACAAGTTGCTTATGCACAGATTGTGAGTGGCAGTAAAAGTTTATATTTAGTTGACCGTATTAAAAGCGGAAAGTTTGCTCCATTGTGGGGAGCTGGTACTGCATCATCTGAAAATTATGACTTTGAAATCTTTCAGATACCTTTAGTACAGAATAATTCAGGTGGACGTAATACGCGCGGTTATGTTGACCAGGGGTATCCATATTTTATAGGTAAATCCGGATTAGGTTCAAGAAGCCGTAGAAATGTGGGAGATGTTAATAATCCTGGCACTCCTAAAACTCCAAATACCGATGGTGGTGAACAATTCATCGAAGTTCGTTGGGTTATCAATGACCCTAATGGTTTGAATAATGGTGCTGGAGTCAACCCTACTAATTCAGTTTATGTAGGAATGGGTGGACATTGGATTTATCTAATTGGAAAAATGGAAGCTGCAGAAACCAGCTTCTAAGTAAGAACGTAGAGGACAAATATGCCTGTATTTCAAGATATTGGAACTGCTGTTGGAGATTTATTCGGTGGCAAAAAACGAAGAGCAAGAAAATTTTCTGGTGGTGGACAAGACCGTGAAGTTGTCACTATTGAAGGTGTGGACTATGCAGTCCCTGCTGGTTTTGATACCAGTATTTTAGAACGAGAACTTGCAGCAGAAGAAGCGATTCGCAGTGGGCTCGAAGGTCAAGTTGCCGCTGCTGGAGAAGCAGTTACTGATGTGCAACGTCAAGAAGAAGCTTCGGTGGAAGCATTACGTCGTGGCGCGGCACAAGCATTAGCTACGCAACGTGGTTTAGTAGAAGGCGGCCGCGGTTTATCACTTGCTCGTGGTACTGCAGAACAAGCAGCTACCAAAGAAAAATTGTTTAGAAGTCAATTTGCTTCACAATTGGCAGATGCAAGACAAAAAGCCGCGCTTGCTCGTACGGAAGCTGCAGTGGAAGAAGGTAAATTGGTGGAAGCAGAAAAAGCAAGAGCTGGCAAATCACAAGAAGCACGTTCTCGTATTTCAGATATCTACTCCAAATACGAAGGCTTTGTCTATACTTCTTCGAAAGACTTTGCTAAAATGGCAAAAGATTTGGAAGCAATGGCTGCATCAGAAACTAACCCACAAGCTGCACAAATGTATGCAGCAGCTGCAAGAAAAGCTCGAGCTGGTAACGACCCTCGCTTATAAGGAGATATAATGGCTAGAATTATTGCAGATGTGGGTGGTTATTTACGTGCTCGCAAAGGTCCAAAATTAGACGAATTATCGAAACAACCAGTGCGCAACCGCACCATGGAACAGTTGGGCGTAGTCATCAATGCGGCTGATAAAATTGCAACTTCCCCTGCAATTGTAGGTGGTGTGGCAGCATTGCGTGAATCATTTGCTGGCGCAGCAGAAGACCCACGAGCACGTGCTGCAAAACAACTACAAGACCCACAACGTGTTGCTAAAACTTTGGCAGCTACTTATGGTGATGCATCTCAGGTACCTACTGAAATAATTGCAAACCTACCTCAGGAAACACAAGACGCATTGGTGGAACTCTATGCACAAACTGCTGGTCCGCCTGAGACATTATCTCCTGGTCCTAGTCCATTATTAGACCCAGTTACTGCACCACGTCAAGCTGCAGCAATGGAAGCCGCGCGTCGTAAAGAAGCAATTGCACCTGCGCAACCGCCTATGGATATTCAAAGATTTGTAGCTGGCAAAGAAATGGCGACGCGTGCTGATATTGCAGCAGAAAAAGCTCGTAAACAACAACAAGTTCGTAATCTGCAAACACTCAAAAAAGAAATTCAGGATGCAGGCTTAGCACAACAATTCAGTGGTTATTTTGATGCAGACCCAGCGGTGCGTAGTGCTAATGTGGCAGTATTAGAAGAATTGATTTCAGGTAAAGATGTGGTGCAACAAGCTGCCGGTGCAAATCGAATGTTTGCTGCTGCTGCAACTCCTGCACAGAAAGCAGCGCGTGCACAACAACTATTAGACTTTATTGACCGCTATGAATCAATTATGGACTTACCTCGTTCGTCACAACAAGGAAAGCGCGATGTTCGAGCTGCAGAGGTATTAACAGAAGATGTGAT